AGCGGTGCAGCAATGGCACCTTGCGCCACCAGCATGTCAATCATGCCGCGCGTTGCTACAGAGCCAAAGTCAAGCTCGCCCCGGCTGATCAGCGTAAACGCCCACTTGAGCGCGGGGATAGTGGGGGACAGGGCTTGCAGCCCATCAAGCAGTGCAGCGCCATCGACTGGGCCAAGTGCTTCAAGCACCAGGCCAATACCACCGAGCCGCGCCTGTACTTTGGTGCGGCCAACGTTGAAGGCATCGGTGATGGCTTGCGTGTCGTGTGTCGCCAAGATAGCAGGGTCTACCTTGGCCGTGATGTCATCTAGGGTGATCATGATCAAGCAATCCGAATCAGGCCGGTAGCTGCGGCAGGTGCTGGCAGTTGCACGGTGAACGCTGCGTTGGTGCTGGTGGCGCTGGTGAACTTGACCACGGCCACAGCTTTGTTTGCGCGGCTGCTGTTGTAGATCAGTGCCGTGTCCGCTGTGATGGATGATGCTGCCCATACCGGATCAGTTGTCCAGTCCAGGATAGCGGTGTCAGTGTCGATCGTGACACTGAAGCCAGCCAGGTTCATACCGCCAGCGGTGTAGCCTGTGCCGGTGATCTCGCCCGTGGCGGTGTAAGCCGTGGTTGCCTTTGACAGCGTGGATGCCGCATCGGTGTACAGCGCGATTTTGTACACGTCTGCTGCGGTGTGGGGTGTCATTGCGAGGAGTTCTTGTTTAAAGCTGTTGCAAAATGCTGCGGTAGATGCCATGGTGATTTCCTTTGTGAAAAATTGAGTTACTTTTGGCCGCGTTCAATCAGTCGGTCGAGCTTGGTTTCCAAGCGCTCATACTGCTGTCGAATCAGGCCAAGCGCACGTTCGTTGTCATTGCCTTGCTGGGTATCGTGCTGGTGAAGCACAACCTGGTCTGCCTGGATTAGAGCAATGTCCCGCTTGAGGTCGGAATACCCGAGCACTATGGCCACAGCAATGCTGATCACGCTGATGATCAAGCTGACGTTGATCTCTTTTTTGAGATGCCAGCTTGTCTCTTGAGGTGCACGCCGATCTTGAAAGTTGTTGTCGTGTTCAGGCATTGTTGCTTTCCTTCTTGGGGTTTTCAAATTCGTACTGGATGCGGCAGTGATCGGCTTCGCGGAAGGACATGATCCAGTCAATCAGCGGGCGAAATACGCGCCCGGCCAGCTTGCCTGATAGCTCTGTGCTGTAGGCGGCTGCGCTTAAAGTTTCGTTGCGGCGGCACCCGAAGAATGCTGCGAGTAGTAGGTCGATGGCGACGAGTATGTTGAAGATGTAGCGGCTCATCAGGTAATACCGAGCTAAGCTTTTTCCGCGACAGTCGGCTTGGTCGTACCAGCGTATCCGGTGAACAGCTGCATGTGCGCAGAAGCCATCGCGGCATTACCGCCAAACTCCGCGTCTTTCGTAAACGCACGCGCCAAGACCCAATGGAGTAGCGCGTTCCTGAAGCTGTCATTGACGTTGATATTCCCTGATACCGACCCATAAGCCGGTCCACTAGGGGTAGGTACATCAACTGGCCAGGCTGCGTAAACTAGGTCTACGCTCGCGCCGCTAGCCGCCGGTGGAAAAACGTAAAAGACCTGGGGCTCGCGTGCGTCCACCATGTAGTGAACTATGGTTACTGAACGTGTCCCGGTATACCAGGTTGGGGCCACGGCGTCTATAGTCGCTCGTGGCACCGGGGTTACCGCCCTCCCACCGGTGTTCCGAGGGACCTCAAGCAAGATAGCACAGTCGGATGGGACCGTCTGTTTCGGCCCAGGGACCAAAGCGTATGCCGAGGTTATGGCAAACATCTCGGGTCGGGGCTCTACCAAGGCGCGTTGCCCATCGTTGAGATGGGCTACTAGCTCAGTAGCTGGCCAACGGGTACCATCGGTGTCCTGTAGTACCTCCTGGGCCTGCTGGATGATTGACTGCGCGGTGAAGGTCATGGTATTTCCTTACCTAAAAGCACGGGGTGCGACCGAGACAGAGGTACGTACCCGGCCCCGGATGGACTCTGAGCGGGCGCGGTTGATCCCGAGCTGGAATAACGAGCCGTGCCGTGCGGACTCGTTCACAGAATAAAAGGGTGTATCAGGCACCGCGTGTACCCGTCGGAGCGCGCCGGAAACAATGGCCTCTGCCCAGTCTTCGTACAGAATATCTTCTACCGAAGTGGCAGACCGTGTGGGTTTGGTACTGACACGCAGTACGAGGCTATTTGTAGCGCCTAGACCTGGTGTTGGGTAGAGGGCGACCTCACCTGGGGCGGACTCATGAAAGTAAAGAGGAATCTGCTCGAACGCGGCATTAGGGTCTGTCACGTAGGCTTTCACCGCGGTGATCTGGGAATCCGGGGCGGCGGTCAGCTCACGCGGTCCGTACCAGGCACGTTGAATTTGGACAGTGGCCTGGGACGCGGGCAGGTCCACGCTATAAGTAGCGACGCCGGGTTGCAGGGGCGTCGGGTCCGTGGTGACCCGCACAATGCCCGTTTCTTCGCAGAACTCGATGGCGGAGTCAATCAGCGCCTGGCGTGCCAGAGGCTCCGGGCATCCGTTGACAGATGGCAAGAGCCGTGGAAGGAAAACGTCAAGGTTTAGCATGAGACCCCCGTAAAAAACCCCAGCCCTTTTTAGGTGGCTGGGGTGATCTTATCACACTAACATGTTAGCTTAGTTGACGACCAGCAGTGCCAAAGCTTCGGGCTTGATGACCTTGTAGCCAAACACATTGAGTGAACGGATGTAGTCACCGAAGTCATTCGGGTTACGAACCGTTTCCATCTTGGTGATCTGGCTGGCAAAGGTGATAGCCGACTTGTGCCCCGCGATGATGGCGCGGCGTTTCGCAACGGTCCCCACGGACGCCACAGAGGTCTCGTTACCAACAGCCGAGGTCCAAGGTGTCGCGGTACCCGCAGCGCCTTTGGGGAGCTGGTTAGATACATATACCGTGAAGCGGTCGATGGTACCGATCTTGCCATTACGCACCGTGGAAGTCGCGTCACCCATGAACTGGGCCTGAGACAGGTTGGACTGCATCAGCATCGCACGGGTGTATGGGTCAATCACCAGCCAGCGGTCGGACTCAGGCACGTTTTGCTCGTCCAGGATCGAGGACATTTCCAGAATCTTCTGGAGCGCTAAGGCGGGAGTCAGTGTGACGGGGGTCGTATCCGTACCCATATTGAACGAGGCAGAAGCCTTGCCCGCTGTGGCGCCTTTGTTCAGTACATCACCGTTGGAGAAGGTGTTGTAGAGCACCGTGGAGTCCATGGTAATACGCATCTGCTCGGCACCGTCGGTGCTGAACATGTCCATCAGGTTAGGCTTGGCCTGGTATTCCAGAACGTCATTGATCTGGAAGGCGAAGTATTTGCCCTTGTCGATGTTCAACTCGACGTTGGTCGAAATTGGCACTTGGTAGCTCAACGCGGTACCGGCCACGTAGTCGGACACAGTGAGCGTAGGTGCGATAGCGATCTGAACCTTGTCACCCATGCCGCTGATGTCACCTTGCCAGTCGGTATTGGAGATTTCCCCAAAGACCGAAGCGGCGTAGAACTTGGCATTGAGCTTGGCGGACCAAACTGCAGGGATGAAGGTACCAGAATACGACGGTGTCGTAACAAAGGAGCCGGAAACGGGGAACGTCGCGGCTGCGGTAATAATACTCATGATATTTCCTGGTTTGCCACCAGGTCTGCCCTATCGGACGCGACCTTCTGCGATGGCGCTGTTTACTGATTGCTCGATTGCTGAGGCTTCAGCTTCTCGTCCCCGGTACTTGCCTCGGGCCATATCGTTGTAGAAGTCAGAAATCTGCTTCTGCGAGTACATGGTCTTGGGCTGTACGGTTTGAGGCGCGTTGGCGGCTCCAGCTTTCGGACTAACTTGTCGGTCAACGGGGTTGCGAACCACCGGGGCAACTGTCGTGGCAGGTGAAAAAGCACGGAAGACATTGACAATGCGTCCAACGTCCAACTGCTCTCGGGCCGAGTCCAGGGCTCGCTGACGGGGCACGCCGTACACAGGGTCAGAATCTGCCAGCCAAGCCAGAAAGGCCGGGTTCGCATTGATCTGTTCCCAATCTGGCACCTGCTTTGTCAACTTGTCAAAAAATGTCTGCTCTGCGCTGACCGCGACGGTCTGGGTGGTGCCCTCAAGTCGCTGTTCAACCGAACCCAACATCCTCTGTAGCTCTCCAAACTTGGCCTCAACCTGCTGCGCGACGCCGCCAAAGCGGCTGTCGGCAATACGGTTCACCATGTCCACCAAATCTGCCCCGAAGCTTTCAACGTCCTTCGGGTCTACCGTGCGCGGCGCGGGCTCTTGTGGCTTGGGCGCGGCCTTCGCTTGCTCCAGGGTTCCGATCGCTTGTTCCAGTCGTTTGGTCAGGTCTTTCACCTGGCCTTGCAACATGGGCACTTGCTGATTGAACAGCCCTTGAAGGCTGCGGAACTTATGTTCCCATGTCTCCTCGGAGGTCATGGGAGGGGCCTGCGTCGGCTGCGGCTCAGGGGCCGGAGCGGGCACTTCTGACGGGCTGGCCGTCACCTCAATCGGTTCAGGAGCGGCAGGTTGGGCCTCCACTGGTGCGGCATAGGCCGCGAGGGTTGCTTCTGCTTGCTCAACTTGAGCCTGAATTGCTCTTGGTAACGCCATTTACTATCTCCTGAGTCGTGTGACTTGACAGGCTAAACAACCAGCTAACACGTTAGCCGGGATGATGTTGCCTTACGGCAACGGGGGCCTTGTCCAAAAGGTCAAGCATAGACTTGAGAAGCTGGGCCCGGCCTTGGGCGCGTCGCAACTGGTCAATGTCTGCGTTCTGAGACAAAACGGAATACTCGGTATCGAGCTTACTGCTCAGCCAATCCTTAAACCGGTAGTTACCGGAGAGTTGGTCAAACAGCGCTAGCTCGTTTTTCAAATCCATATATGCGGACTATAGCACTAACACGCTAACATGTTAGTGAGCACCCACATTTATTTTTAGCACTTTTTCTTGGCTGGGGCCTTGGCAGGGGTTTTGGCCATCAGCTTCCGATCCGCGGCTAGCTCCTTTTTTGAGCCCTCTTTCATGCCTTTATCGGTGGTGTCCGCTTTGGATTTCTCGAACGCGGCGAATGGGTTAGGTTTTGTTGCCATTTAGGCTCCTTTGGTTGGTGAAAAAACTTGGGTTACTGAGGTGTTGGGCTGAAGTTGTCCGTTACCGGGGCACCCGAAAGCAGCTCTTGCCCGTTCTGAGGCTGGCCACCTTGGGGTTGGCCCTCCTGGGGTTGGCCACCTTGGGGTTGCATTTGTTGCTGCGCGGCAGCTTGTTGCTGCGCAGCTTGGGACTTAGCCCGCATTACAGACTCGCTTGGAACCACCTTGTCTACGTTGAGATCGAGTGACTTGGCCGACTCGCGCAGAACTTGTGCCCGTCCTTCAATCCCAATGATTTGCATGTCCACGGGGTTCATAGTCGACGCTAAAAATTCATTACGGCGAACCTGGGCAGAGTCCTTCACGGTCAAGCTTAGCGCGCCGCGAGCCACAATCTTCAGGTCGCCCTGGTAGTCAGCTAACGGGTCGTAGTTCATCTTCCAGTCGAATGCGCCCTGCACCGCTGGGCCGATCACATGGATGTCGGTGCTGGAGACCAACTGCCTGATCTGCTTCGAGGCGTTACCGATCATCATGCTCATACCCGTCGCGGTGCGACCTGCGCCGCCTGCACCGTCGGTATTGCCCGTCATGTAGCGTGGGATGCCGCTGTACTCATCAGCCAGGGTAGAAAACTTCTCGTATATACCCATGAGTTCCGCCGCGTTGCTCTGGGGCTGGAAGAAGCTGATAGGCGCTGCGCTGGAGCCTGCTGGGTCCGTGATGGTTTGCCACATCTTCCATGGGTACATCTCCGTGATCTGCTCACCCTTGGGTAGGCGGTCGATATTAACCATGACCTGGGGGCCGGAGCTGATACCCATGTTATTCGACAGCGCGCGGGCCGCGGCGTTGCACATGTTCACGCAGTCGCGCAGCAAGTCGAACAGGCTGTTGTGCCAGAATGCGCCAGGTATACGGCTATAGCCGTCGCAGTAGTATGGACGGCGGCACAAGGGGTCTGGGTTCAGCGTAGCCTTGATGACCCACTCACCAATCAGCCAGGCTTCCACCTCGTACTCCTTGGCCTCGTCGAGCACTTCTTCCTTGGACATGCCCCACTCCAGCAGCATCTTGCCGCTGACAGAGCCCCAATACTGGAGCGCGTCGATCAGGCCCGTGGCGTCGGTAGCCGCCGTGCTCAGACGCCCCTCGGCGGTAAGGCGAGCTGTATCGATGGTCAGCCACTCTTTAAGGCCACCGGTGCCGTGGGCGTCGAGCACCGCGCGGATTGCATCCTCGTTGTAGCCGTCCACACCAATTAGGGCGCTCAGGTCACTTCGGCTCAGGCGGTGACGTTCGATCAGCGGGCCATCATCGACGCTACGGCTGAACGGCGACGGGTACAGCATCAGCGGGTCCACACGTTCCCAGTGGAGGCTATTGCGGGTTTCCACCACGGCCTTGGGTGGTTGGCCAGGTGCCCGTTGCCAGGTGAGCTGCGGCGTGCGGCGCACGATAGGGCCTTTGATGCACGCGGTCTTGAACACCGTCAGGTCATCGATGTATTGGTCTAGCGCTTCCAGGAAGCCGCCCTCCACCATGATGTCCTCGATCTCAGTCTCAGCTCGCGTGGCCTCAGTGGATGCTTGCTCATTGATCTGCTGCTCCGCGTGGCTCTTGGCGTCGCGCAACATCTGGCGAATCTGCTCCACCTCAAGTGGCTGGGGGCCCATCTCAGCCTGCATGGCCGCTTGCTGTACCCCTTGCATGATCTGATCCACCAGCTCAGGCGGCAGGTCAGGCTTGGGCGTAGCGTGGATAGACCAGGGTTTCTCGGTACCTGAGCCAATTAGCACGTCGCCCAGGAGCGCTTTGGCCTGGCGCGCCTTTGTTGCGAAAAGCATCATGTAAATCTCGGAGCCACCTTGCTCCTTGATCTCTGCAAGCTTAGCTGGGGTGTACTCGCCCCGGCGTGCGTAGATCGACTCTAGCATCTCCTGTTCAATGATCAGCTTGGCCTTCTTAGCCCGTGTCCAGTCGGCCCGGATGTGGGTGGCCAGGGACTGGATGATGCCCTGGTTCTGCTGCTCAGCGCTTTGTTTGATGGCGGCCGCAGTGGCCTCTTGAGCTAATAGGGTGCGCAACGGCTTGGCACTCATAAGCCCGCCACCCATGTTCAGTTGCTGTGGGTTAGCCTGAGGTGGTGCCAGTCCGAGTTGTTGCATTGCGTTAGCCTGTTAGTGTTGCATGGCGGTAGTGTACACTTTATGTAGCCGACGCCAACTGTGCCTGGAGGGCTGCTTGTTTTTTGGCCGCTTTGGTTGCCTTGCACTTTGCCACGCGCTTGGCGATGTGCTCCGTGCTCTGGGGTACTCCGCGCATCTTAGCAACGCGCTTCTCAATAGACTCTGGGGTGCGCTTCACACCAAACCGTGCCGCATGTTGCTCTGGTGTTAACTTGCGGCCTTTTTGCACCTCGGATATTCTGGCGCGTGTCGCCTCCGACCGCTTTGTTCCTGTGTGCGCAGCGGCTACTTTGGCCGTATGTTCTGGTGACTTCGGCTTGCCGGTAAGCGATGCACTTATTTCAGCCCGTCTTTCTTCCGACAGCGGGACACCCCGGCGAGCGTCGGCGGACGCCTTGACCATGGGGGCTATGTCCCTTAGCTTCATACGATCCGATATTTTTTTACAGTGCTCCGGAGATAGCTTCTTTCCGCGCCTAGATGCCCCCATGTTCTCCCGGCTCTGCTGGCTGTGCTTGACGCCTAAATTAGAGTCAGGCCGCCACCGCATGTTATACCCAGAAGCTACGGAGTTCGACTGTGTTATCCAGAATAGCTCCCTGTCTAGGTTCTTCTCTGGTGGGCACCCCTCCAATATAGAAAATTCAAAGGCTGCTATACCATGTTTGGAGACCGCGTTGCTGAGTTTTTGGTTGTGGTGGGTTCCTTTGTCCAACATTGACCTATGCTGCCCCCACCGGGACTCAATGTTTTTGGAACTTCCAACGTAGCACTTGCCGTTCACGGTGTTCAGGATTTGGTAGACGCCGGAGGTCATCAGAAGCCCCTCGCTATGAGTTCCGCTTCGATAGCACGGCGGATTATATCCACCATGGACAGTCCAGAAGCTGTCGCCGCGTTTTTAAGCCTGTCTAACAGGGGCTGAGGGAAGTAGTAGTTTGTGCGTTTCATAGCTAACATGTTAGCACACTTTATGTGTACTTGTACCCTTTTCGCACAATCTCCTTGGCTTTCTTTTCAAACCCATACCCTATGCCTGCGAGGTTTCCCTGAAAATGTCCTGCTAGGTACTGCATAGCGTCTGATATGTGGCTAAAGTGGTTCTTATCGAACGTCAACGTCCCTTGACCCGATGCATTTTTCTTGTACCGAAAGCCCCACTCTGTGGCATTAATCAGGTGTTGGCAACTTGGGTCAATGAGCAGTCCAGCTTTACCGTCGATTTGCCTGACAAGCAGACTCTCCACTGCGGCAACCCGGCGCTCCGGGTCGTTGGTGTTCGCCTTGAGCGTTTTGTACCCCATAGCGGCCACGACGGTGGAAATCTGAAGTTCATTTGCCTGCGACCTCTGCCAACAGGCGGGGTCCATCACGAACAAAATGTTCTCCGGGCGGAAGTTAGCGTACTCCCGGCGCAGCTTTGGCACTAAGTATTTGCTCAGAAACTGTTCGACACCCAGGGTCTCGTCCGCTGGGACATAGCACTCGCCAAGGATATTGATCCTCCCACGCATATCCTGTTGCCCAATCACGCACGCTGACTGTAAACCGTTATCCATCCCCACGACAAGTGGTGAGCTGGTTTGGGGTATCGCGTTGAGGGGCTCAGTAGCCACATGGAACGACTTCTTGAACGAGCTGCGGTACACCGGCTGGCCATAGTCCCCGGCACCGAACTGGTTCATCAGGTACACAGAGGTCCAGCCCTCGGTCTTGCCAGCCAGCACGTTCTCGTAGTAGTCCGGCGCCAGGTTTTCCTGGTTCTCGCGTTCCGGGTTAAGCTGGCCGTCGGGTAACAGTGCGGGGGGCTGGATGAATATCTCCGTGTTGCTTGGTGGGTTCGAGATAGTCTCGTGCCAGTATGAGCCCAGTGGTGGCGGGTTGGTACTGAAGATAAGCCCTGGGTAGGTCACGCCACCAGCAATACGGCTCGGATACCGGTTGACCCGCCCTTGCAGGCCCTGGAACACCTCAGGGTCGATCTCACGGCTTTCTTCCACCCAGGCGGCACTCAGCTCCAGGGACAGTAGGCGTCGCACGTCGTCAGGGGTATCCGCAGCGAGCAGACAGAACTCGCTGTGCACGATGGTCTCGTCGGGGAGTTTGAACCGGGCCTCGAAGATACCGTCGGCAATTTTCCATTGCCCCATGGTGCCATTGGTCATTGTCACGAACCAGGTATCAAGCAGAGGCCGAACGGTTGCCTTGAGCTGGGCTTGCGTGTTACGCATGAGCCCGAACTTAGTGCGCCTGATGTTGTTGAACGGCTTTTGGCTAATGGCACGCTGGAGCAGGTCCATGATGGCCACAGTGCTCTTGCCGCTCCCGATAGGGCCCATGATGCCCTTGACAAAGGCTCGGGACTCCAGAAATTTCTTGCCTGTCGGGCCCGCGCAGTAGTTGAGCATCAATCCTCCCAGGGAGCCATGATGTCGTCTAGGCTCAAGTCATCGGCAGGTGATACGCGTTCAGCTTCCGCCAGCTCACTAGCATTTGCCAGGTGCTCAAAGTCAAGGGTAGGAAGCTTGCCGGGTTGCACTTCCTGCACCATGGGGAGCGTCGTGGTGGCACTCATGCCCGTGCTTGAGAACGTGAAGTTGAATATGGGTAGGTTGGCATTAGGGTCCACTTTCTCTTTATGCTCGGCACCGATGGTCTGGATGTGCATCGCTACACACTTGCGCTTGACCTCTGGGTCAGTGGAGAACTTGACCGCTTCCAGGTACTCGTGGTACTGGTCAAGTAAAGTGTCCTGCATCTGGGCGTGCAGCATCTTCTTGAACTCAGTCAGGCTGAGGTCAGCTACGTCTGTATCAGGTTTGGTTAGTGCGATCGCCATGTGGAGAGGGTACCACAAAAAAATAATTTGGCTAACTTGTTAGGTTGTGGTGTTAGATAGTTTACACTTGCCTTTTCGGGGAGGGCTGGAAATTTTGGGGGGTTAGATTTTAGGGGGGAGGAGTAAATTAGTTTACCTTAGTTGCTATCGAATTAGGAGCACCTTTTGGCTTAGTGGTGCCATGTGACGTAGATCTTGTTGGCCTGGGGGGCGGTCGGTTGCTCTTGGTCCCACGGCCCCCGAGGTCGTTTGGCCATTTCGGTTGACAGCATCCCATAGGTGTAAGTTGAGATTACCCGCTTACGCAGCGTTAGTAAGGTTATGCGATGTGCCGCCCGTAAGGGTCGCGTATTAGCCACCTTGCCCAAGCTGAGCGTTCTTTCTAGTGTGGCACTGTGAAGTGCCGTAGCAAATCATCGTAGAAGCCTGTGCGACGGTAACGTATTGAATACGCCTGGTCAGGTTGCAAGTGGATATGCCTCTAGGGATTCAGCGATAACGGCGTCTGAACGACAGATCAAGGTAGTTAGGCCACATTAGCTCCAAAGGCTATAACGCAAAAAAAACGACGCCTGGTGTTGATCCAAGCGTGAGCTAAAAAAAATCAGTCGCTACCCTGGGCGAGAAAAAATCAGGGGATTAATGGACTGCGTTCTGTGTTAGTGCGTAGTTTATTAACTTATTTAAAGGATTTATCATGTCAAATTCCCTCGTAGCATTTTCTTCCGACTATTCTGTGGCCTTTTCAACGAAAAAGGGCATGGCTGCATTGTCCATTGAGGGTGCCATACATAAAGGTGGCGCGGCATTGGTCGCGCTTAGAGACGTGGCCGTTGATTCGGCCGTTGCCAAGGCCCTCATCGGCCGCTACTCTGCGGCGGTTGACATCATAAGCGTGGCATTCCCAAAGGTCGCGTCGGCCACGTATTCCCTCGTTGGCTCACCATCAGCTAACAAGTCCAACTTCGCTACATTCCTTAACGGCATCGACCGCGTCGTGGAGCCGGCCAAGGGCTTCAGCAAAAAGCAAATCGCGGCACGTCAAATGGCACAGTCGCTCCGTGTTGCACTCGGCATGGTTGAGGCCCAAGAGTCACGTACTGTTGATATGGTGGCCTAAGTTACTTCCTGAGCATTCGAAAATGCAGCCTGAGCCGTTCTAGGGTCATCCCTGGGGGGCTTGGAGTGCACTTTGTAAGTGGCATCATAAGCCACGACCATTGGCAACTCGTAGCGGGCTAACTGGCTGCACTGGGCTACGCAAAAAAGGTGCTGGAGCCAGTATCAATTTTCTAACATGTTAGCTGCACTGAGGTTAACCAGTTAACAAGGCCGTGTATGGCGCCTAACATGTTAGGTCAATTAACACGTGTATGGCATCGAACCACGGCCCGATTAGGGCCTCGTGTATGCTAGTTTACATGTTAGGTAGGTAACACGTGTATGGCATCGAACAGGGGGGAGGCCGCAGGCCATTGTTTTCCCAAAAAACCTCTCTATATATATTTTTTATAAACTAATAGAAAGAAAGAGACTCCCGGGAAGAATTTTTTTCATTTCCTCCAACTGGCACCAAAAGGTGCCGTGAGATTTACTCTAGTAAAACGTGATTTTTAATTGTCAGTCTGCCACTTTCGACTCCAATTAATAGCATAGAGACACTAGTAGGCCCCATTTTCGACATAGAGACCCTGGTTTTACCGCATAGAGACACCCCTCTCTATGCTGATTTGGGCTCGGTGTTAGATACACTACACCCAAATCCACGCTAAACCAGCTTACTAGATCTCTGCTCCCCTGGCCGACGGGCCGACGCAAAAGCGCCCTGAATGCGGCTCGAAGCCTAGTTTATTTACTAGATCACCCAAAACAGGGCTCCAAATTGTCAAAAAAGGTGATTTTACTAGATCACTACAATGAGCCCCCCAAAACGCACAAAAGGAACCCCAATGGCACACCCAAAACACCTGCGAACTGCCTCCGCCGCGATCCATGTTAGCCTTCACTCGCGGCTGGATACCTATGCTAGGGTAAACAACCTAACACGCTCCAAGGCTGTCTCAAATGCCATAAGCAACCTGGTTTCGACGATGGCATTACCCGCAGTGCCGCAGAAAACTGCCATTGCGACCGTTATGCGCGTCAACGCATTGGTGTCCAAGTTCATCAAGAGGGCTCCCAGGATGTACCCTCCACTGCGCCATGCTGCTGCCCTGCTGGTGCTGCGGGAGATCAGAGACGCGGCGCCCAGCTATCTGGGTGCCGACGGTGGTGGCCCTATGTCTGTCACCTATGGGCGCATCCTGGCCAAGGTCATATATATAAGGGATGAGGCCAAGGCAGACACTGCCGCACTGGATGCCGCGTGGAGACAGGAGCGCGCCGCCAGTAGAAAACAAGCCGATGCCTGACGCATGAGCCCCAAGAGCCTAGCCTATAACCCCGCGAGTCGGGGGTATGGAGTGCGCTCCGCACTAAAACCCTAACTCACTATCTAAAAGGTGCATCACATGCGAACCCTTACCCGCGTTCATCAGTTTCATCCGTCCGCGTTCATCCAGCGCGCTGCCCCATCGATGCCGGCTGACACCCTGGCCAATATGACCACTGCGTTTCAGTGCCATGCATACAGTCAGGGTCAATGGTGCCTGCCGTACAGTGTGCCAGTAAGGCGCTTGCGAGTATCGCAGAGCCTGGTGCGCAAGCTACGCTGGGCTTGTGGTGCAAACAAATGAATAAGCTGTTAGCCCTTATCGCAAGAGCCCGCCTCATCTACCAAGCCGAGGTGATACGCTTCAACCTACGCATGAGGGGTACTAGGTGAAAATCGCCCGCGCCCTATATGCCCTCGCCTACGCATTCATTGCTACGGTGATCTTGTTCGAGTTAATCACTAACTGGAGTTAACCATGGAAACCTTCCAAACGCCTTTCTCGTCTAACGAGTTAGCCCTTGTCATGCCTGATGTGACCTTCCCCCGCGTCGGGCTCAGAACAGGCGCAGAGTGTATCCCCCCGGTAGACCTTGACCCCACAGACCCGTGCACCCCGGCCCTTGTTTTTTTCCGTGCAACCTACGGCAGCGAGAGCGTGCTGGCACGGTGGCGCAAGTCAGGCAACAGCTGGACGTTCACAGTGGGTAACAATACCTCGACTCAACCTATGTTCCGCAACTTCGAGGAATTTGCGTATTACACATATCGGGACGCGACGAGCCCTCCCCCACAATGGGTGCGCACCAAGTGGCGCGGTGGGGAGGTTTCCCAAGGATCGCGGAGAGAGCCCTTCGACCGGTTCTCAGACCTATGGCACCGCGCCGCGCGAGACGTAGGACAGCTGGCCCAAGCCAGTCCTGGCGCTTTCTACCGAGGTGTCACATGTGCATCCGTGGATACGTACAAGCGAGTCCGGGAACGCATCGCAACGTGGCACCCGGCCATCATGAAAGCTGTCGATGATTTTGAGGAGCTTACCTGGCGTGAGAAGACCAGCCGGATCGCTGAATTGGTGTCGTTCTCTCAGAATATGGCATACCTTAGCCGGTTCGTGGCCGCGGTGAACACCGCGTTTGAATCCTTGACCGACGACGGCGATCGGCTGGAACTGTGCGACTGTGGCCACGTCGAGGCTTATGGCGAGTATACGGCGGACTATAGGGACCGCACGCACTGTTCCAGTTGTGCCGAGGAGCTTCGTGTGATCGACGGTGAGTACTACCACGAGGACGATTGTTACTACTGGGAATCCGACGGCGAGTACCACACCGAGAGCGAACCTGACGACGACGACGAATGTAGCGAGCGCTGTGACAGCATCCGGTCATGGGGCTCCAGCACGGACAGTCTGTGCCACGACCGCTCGTTCGATTCCAGTCCGTTGGGCGACTTCATTATGGGCGTTGAGCTTGAGGTGGAGTCTAGCTCGGGGAGCCTGAGCGACTCTGCGGAGCATACGTTGAACCACTTCAACGACAGTCGACCAAGCTGGGGCACCTCCCGCAGTTACATCACCCTCAAGGAAGACGGTAGCCTGAGCGACAACGGGTTCGAGATCGTGACCGCGGCGCGCAAGCTTGAAGACCACCTGTCGGTATTCGGTAGCTGGGAACCCCACAGCTCACTGCGGGCTTGGAACCCAGGCACCTGTGGCGTCCATGTGCACGTTGACAGTCGGGCGTTCAGCGCGCTAACGTTGGGTAAACATCTGATGCTGATCAACGCGGACGCTAACCAGAACCTGATCAAACGCATTGCGGGTCGGCACCCTATATCTGATGCCAAGGCCCGGTCGTACTGCGCCCAGCTCGGCCAAGAGGCACTGGTGACCCCGGCCATGGCGCTCAAGGGAAACTGCACCAGCCGTTATCAGATGGTGAACCTGACCAACCTTGGGTACGCCGAGCGTGACCGACTCAAGGTGACCAACACAGACCGCAACTGCAAGGGCGGCTACTCCACGGTGGAGCTGCGCATCTTCCGGGCCAGCTTGAAGAAAGAACGCCTGCTGGCCCAGATTGAGTTCGCCCATGCCACTGTGATGTTCTGCCGGGTTGCCTCGTGGGGAGACCTGAACGAAGTCGGGTTCACCAAGTGGCTCAAGAGCATGGCCGGGCGCTACAAGAACCTAGCCCACTGGTGGGGGTTTAACGTGCCCAAGGCCAACAAGCGCCCAGGTACTAGGAGAACGGCGGCTGCCAGCGCGGACGAGACGGTTTAATTCATTACCTCACCGGAGAATATATTTTGTGCCTTTTAATCACTGGAAAATCTAACGCGGTTCGTACCGCCCTCATCCACACAGCGGGGCTGATTGAAGACATATTCAAGCACAACGCCGACGGCATTGGCGTGATGTACGTTACCAGCAAGGGGCTGAAGGTATCCAAGACCCTACCCAACTCTGCCGCTGAAGCCGTGGTGTTCCTACGCAAGCTCCCTATGGATGACCGTGAGGTTGCTATCCATTTCCGCTGGAGGACACACGGCGACATCAACCTTGAACAGTGCCACCCGTACCCGGTCAACGCAACCACGGCACTGATGCACAACGGGGTACTTGACCAAGGCAACGACGGGGACAGGACCAAGTCGGACACATGGCACTTCATCGAGGACTACATGAAGACAATGAGCCCCGATGCGATGCACGACGCTGGGTTCGTCAAGCTACTAGGTGAATTTGTCGGGAACAATCGGTTTGCTATCATGTCTGGGGACGGCCGGTTGTCTGTTGTCAACGCGGACCAAGGTATATCGCACGGCGAGGTCTGGTTCTCAAACACATACGCTTGGGAGCCCAGCCTGTTTATCCCCACGTACCGCAAGCCCACCCCCAAAGCCTACCAGTACAGCGGGTTCAAGAGCTACCCCAAGTCAAGCTGGGCTACGGGTGGCACCCATGGTGTAACTGATCTGTGGGACGACTACGACGCCCGCGACGAGGGCATCTACGGCGGCATGCAGGACCCCGACGACATCGGGTCGTTAGACGTGGCGGTTGCAGTGGACACCGCGGTCGAAGATATGGACGTGGAGACCTTGACCGAGCTGCTAGAGGCGTTCCCTCTGGAAACCCTGCGCCATGTGGTAACCCACTATGACGTGACCGAGTACGCCAACGCCAGTGACGAGGACCTGACCCCGGCTGTTCGGCTGGTGCGTGACGAATTGATCAGTGGTGACCTCGTGGGCCTAATGACCCGCCTGGAAGCTGACCAGATGGGTGTGGTGTCCGACCGCATTGCCTCGACCCTGACGTGGTTCTGCACAGTGGACTACAAACTGGAGGAATTGGTATGAACGAGGTCGCCCTGCACCCCATCGGACCAACAGCGTTCGGTACCCTGATGGAGTCCCTTACCGATCTACGGTACCAGCTCGACGACGCGGAGCGCCGCGGTATCCGCATGGAAACCCGCCTGGTCAAACTGATGGCACACCACGGCCTCGACGAACAGGGCAACGCCCTGCGCAAGCAAGTACGTATAGTCACCCGCCCTTCGGGGCTCTAGGAGAAACACATGAAAATCAAAGTATCAGAAACCAAACCCATCCAGCTTGACTGGTTGGTGGCAAAGTGCGAAGGCATTGACGTAGTGGCGTGGGAGGCTGAAAACGAAAAATACTTTACGTATTACGTGGTACGGGCCGAGGTGTTTACCGACAAAGACCCGACTACTTTTTACGGCGACCCATATGACACGTTCTACCCAACGACCAACTGGGCCGAAGGTGGCCCGATCATTGAGAGGGAGATGATTAACACCGCATACCTATCAGCGTCAGGTATTTGGTACGCCGTTGCAGACACAACAGAGGACAAGTACGAGCAGTATGGCCCAACACCACTGATCGCAGCCATGCGGTGCTATGTGGCGTCAAAGCTGGGTGAGGAAGTCGAAATACCCGAGGAGCTGGTATGACCTACCCATGCGAACGCTGCATCATCGACCTCATGAAAAGCTGCGGCCCCCAGGACATATCCGAACTCAGGGCCGAGTGCCGAGTCCAAGCGGTACCGTACACCCAGGATTTGTTTTTCACGGCGCTTGCGGACCTACTTGACCAAGGCAAGCTCATTGTCGTGGAGAACGAGGGTGACCCGTACTACGACTTCCCCGACAGCTACTACGAGGAGCAACTGAAATGACAAAAACATACACCCCATCGATCTGGTGTGGCACATATGCCAAGTACAACGCTGGCAACCTGGATGGCCAGTGGTTCGACTTGGAGGACTACGCCGACAAGGACGAGCTGTACGCAGCGTTCCAGGCGTACCATGGCCCCGGTGAGCATGAGTTCATGTTCAATGACCACCAGGACATCCCCGGCAAGTACGTGGGCGAGTCGTTCATCAGCCCTGACGTGTGGGACGAATGGGTTAGCCTGGACAACGATGACAAGGAACTGCTGGAGGTCTACCAGGACAACATCGACGGCAGCGCCACCTTGGCGCAGGCACAGGAAGCCTTCGAGGGCAAGTGCGAGTCCAAGGAAGACTGGGCTCAAGACTATTGGGAGAACACCGGATTGATTGAGTCAATCCCCGACAGCCTCCAGAGCTACATCGACTACGCGTCCTATGCCCGAGACTGCGAGATGAGTGGTGACATCACGTTCGTGGAGCGCGGCTACCACGACGTATGGGTATTTAACAGCAACTGAGAACTCAATCAATGAACGCAATATCAACCGCCCTCAAAACATCCGGAGTCAAACTGCCACCGACCAACAAGCGCATCTGGCTGTGGTTGCACGATCACCCAGGGCGCACTGCGAAAGAGGTTGCCAACGCTATCGGTGTAGCTAATTCCACCACGTCGAGCCAGCTTGGCAGCATGGTGTCCCGCGGCATGGTCACCGCGGTAAGCGAGAAGCACCCGCACCGTGAGAGCCAACTGCTACGGTACACAACGTGCATCCGTGAGTTCGAGCTTCTCCCAATGCCCCGTAGGGCCTCGGCCTGTACGCCGCCGCCGACGAGGCCACCTGTTATGGTGAAGCTGGAAGCTCCCAAGATACCAGGCCCTCTGATGCAAACACTGGACAAGTACACCCTCGGAGAGCTGCGTGCCATACATGCTGGGCTCAACCATTTGTTTGAGTACGTCTAACATGTGTTAGATAGATTACACTAGGAACCCTATCATGAAGACAAACATGCTCACACGGGTACGCAACCTGTTCCCGCACTCACGTCACAACCAGCGGGCTTGGATCAAATCCGTCCGACTACTAGGAGAAAAATGGCTACTCGCAACCCCCGTAAACCGTCGAGCGTGAAGCTCACCCCCACCTACGGCTACCACTTTGTAGCCAAAACATACGCACCAACGGGCGCCCTAAGCAAGGCGACAACCGCGGCAGACGACCTGTTCGCACGCGATACCTACCGAGTCGGAGACGGCGAGGTGCGCAGCATACGTCGGCCAGGCTCTGACCACAGCCACATCAAATCGAGAGGAAACCCATGCTGACAAGTTCCCAGCTAGACGAGTTGTTCGGGTACGGCTACAGCCGTTCGGAAATCATGGCCATCGATGCCAAAGAGGAGGACGAGCACGCCCAGGCCCTGGCGGAAGCCTACGACGACTGCGAGGGCGCAGCCTACGACAGCTGCGAGGACGTGCTATGACCCAGGTGCAGCGAATCAAAGAAGTGCTGTTGAAGGCCCCACACGGCCTCTACCTGCGCGAGATCACTGAGGCCACGGGCCTATGCCGCCAGAATATTAATAAGGCTCTGCGCCACATGGAAATGGCAGGTGAGGTGAAAGTTGTGCTAGTTGGTCTGAAGAAGTACCTGCCCACGAAAAGCCTGAGTCTCTCTGTGCCAAAGCGAGGGCGACCACCTGCGGTGGCAGCACCTTCCAAGGTCACAAAATCGAAGCTGCCCGCGCACCGAACAGGGCCCATCGTGGCTCGGCCTCTTAGCATTATGGAGATGCTGGCATGAGCACAAAGCGCATTACTGTAAATGTGAGCCAGGACGTTGATTTGATCAGGGAACGTCTAGTGGCTGACACCGGGATACGCATGAGCTACATCCAGATTTTCAATTACCTGATCCATTTCTACATAAAGCACGCCGCAGAACCTCGGACGCGGTGGGCCTCAGGAGAAACAAAATGAGTGACTGGGACGATAAATACATGAACAGAGCAATGCCAAACGTGGCCGTTGAAAACACAGCAGTCGATCAGGTTGACAGCCTTTTCATGTGGCTTGGGCGTGCCTTTGGATTGGTCGTAATCATGGCCGCTGTTGGCTATGTTGTTGGGGGTATGTTATGAGCTTGAGCGACGACACCGCCCGGTGTTTAGGAGACTGGTACTGGGTAGATGTAAATTTAGATGCTGATATGCACCTGACTTGCATCGACTGTAAAAGGCGCACAGTAAAAACGCTTTCAGAGTATCAATGGTGGATGCAGGGCGAGGTTGTGGACGGCAAGTGCGAACACAAAATTAAGGATGAATTATGAAGAAAATTAAAGTTAATTGGCATGATGTTGAAGACCTGGCCGCACTTGTTCTCGGGCTTGAAGATGGTGCGCAAAGCGATGCTATTGAGCGAGAACTGTGGGACAAGCTGGAGATTTCATTTGAGGATTTCCAGAACATAGTCGAGGTGCTTTTGCCGTTCACGATCCCGGCCAAGCCACCGATTACAGACACCGTTTACCACGGGTTTGTGAACGACGGCGCATTTGTAGTGAAGGCTGAATTGAAATGACAAAAGAACTTGTAAGTGAGTTACGTTTTGCAGCAGGTGATTACAGCCTATTTGATAAGCACATGGGCAACGATGCCGCCGACACAATTGAGCGGCTGGAAAGTGAGCTGCTTGCAGCCACGATCCGCATTGACAACGACGCGATGGAGATTACACGCTTAACACCGTTGCAATATCGACAAGCGCCGTGCCACAAATTTTGTGAGGCTACGGCATTCAATATTGAGATACGGGCGCTAAAGGCAGAGCGAGACGCTGCTGTCGCAGAGCTTTCGAAAGTCACAGATGAACTGTTCGCGCTGTCACAGGATGATGGCAAGATTGAACGCGCACTAGACAGGGCCAATGCCGAGATCAAGAAGCTACGTACAGAGCGTGATGCTGCTATTGCTGAGTCACTTGAGCAAGCACGCCTGATTGGTATGGGCGGCGAGCGAGAGGCTGCTTTGCTTGGTAAGGTGGATAGGTTGGAGCGAGAGCAGGTAGGGTTTGCCCTTGATGCTGCTCGATGGCGTGCCTTGCGTGATA